CGAAACTGCTAATAGCTATGTCACATTGACAGAAGCTAATAGTTATTTTGAAACAGTTCCAGATTCTTCAACTTGGACAGATAAGACAGACGACCAAAAGAATAGAGCACTAATATCTGCAACTAGATGGATAGACACCTTTGTGTATCAAGGTGATAGATGTGACGAGAATCAGGCATTAAAGTTTCCTAGAACTAATTACCAAGTGGATAGAGTTGAGTTAAGTTGTTCTACTATCCCACTGAATATTAAGTACGCACAGTATGAATTAGCTAGAGCATTAGCAAACGATACAGATGCTATGACAGGTAATTTAGGAACAGATGGAAACTTTTCTGAAGTAAAATTAGGAGATATAGAAGTTAAGTACAATACTGCAAGTCAGGGAACAGGATCAGTAAATAATATTTTAGATGTTTACCCTTGGCTACAAAGTTACCTTGGAGCGTATATTCTAGGAGGAGCAGGATCTTTCCAAATGAGAGTGGTTAGAGGTTAATGGCAGGACAACTAGACTCAGCATTTAAAAAAATTGCAAAACAAGTAGTATCTCAACTTGGGAACTCATTAGACACCTCTATTGTTTACACACGAAAAGGTGTATCTAGCTATAACAACACAACGGGAGAGTACATAACAGTAGACACAAACTATACAATTAAAGTACCTATCGAGTTTGTACAATCTACTGAAGAATCTGGGTTTCAGGAGAATGTAGCGAGGCTCTTCATTACTCCAGACTTGATAGGTGATAATCAACCGCTTTTACAAGATGAAATAACTCTTACATTTTCTGGTTCTACGAGAGGAGCTAAAATAACAGATATTCGTACTTTAAAAGGTGGACAAGAATACTTGTTCCGTATTGATGTAATTTTCTAATGACCTTAGTAAACGCAAGAGCAGCATTTGAAACAGCAATATTAGACGCTGTTAACGACTCAGACCCAACTGTAACTGTAGTATTTGATAACACACCCTTTAGCTCACCAGGAAAAAATAAAAAGTATGTAATGGTAAACCTCGACTTTAATCAAGCTACTCTACAAAATCAGGGTGCTGCTGCAACTTACTACTCAGGTACAATAAGATGTGCAGTTATGACACCATCTAACAAAGGAACTGCTGCGGCTGCTGAGATTTCAGAAGCAGTTATTGACGGTCTTATTTCTGTCAATGCTTCTGGCTACACAGATACTTTTTCTGTATCTCCAAGAGTAACCGAAATTAGTGGACCGTCATCTGTAGTTACCGAAGATCAAAGTCACTTTATGAGTGTAATAAACTGCGACTTTACAGCCAATGCGTAAAACAAAAGATTTAAAACATTTACCAGGTGATTTAGCTGCTTTAATTGTGAAAGGTAGAGCAGAAGCAGCATCAGAAATCCATTACTCTTTGCAAAACAGAAGTCCTTGGTTTACTGGAACATTCAACACCGCTTGGCAAATAAAAGGTTCTCCAGTTTTACCCACAGTTCCAAGAAAAGATATTGATAATCCTACATTTACAAGTCGTAAAGCTCCAAAAAGGCAAAAGCCCATATACACTTCTTTAGTTAAATCAGTTTATGTAGGTAACAAAGCTGACTATGCAGCATTTGTAATTAACCAAGAAAAAAGTCCGTATGAACCCAATCAGATGTACTTCGAGTTATTTGAACAAAGAAAAGCAAATGGTTCAAGATTTAAAACAACCCCTAAACCTAATAATCCTAATTGGTATTTTATTTACATAGGAGGTAACTTTCTAGAAAAGGATATTAATAAAGGATTTCAAATGGCAGGGTTTACACCAAAACGTAACTATACAATGCACAAAGGTGCGAGTGCTTAAATCTATACTTTGAGTTATACTACAGAAATAGATACAATTTTTTATGCCAGCAACCAGAGCAATCGACAAACTTAAGCAAGCCTTTAGTGTCGAAGAACGTAGTAGCTACTCTATTTTTAAGGGTAAAGAGTTAGTCATAAAAATCTTTTGGTCGCCTCTTACAATAGCCGATAGAGACACCATAAACAGTACACTAATAGCTATGAACAAGGGTCAGGAAGAGGGTAATCTGGACTTTGCTCTTCAAGTAATTGTTACAAAAGCTGAAGATGAATCAGGTGCAAAACTATTTACAACAGCAGATTTACCAGCTTTACGAAGAGAAATACCTCTATCCGTCTTACTGGATTTGATGCAAAAAATGCAAAGTTTGGGCGAGGAGGAAAGCCCCGATGCCGTAAAAAGCTAGATTAGAAAAAGATAATTTAATCTATTTACAGTTTTTTATAGCGGAACAATTAGGTTATACACATAGAGAAGTAAGAGAAAAAATGTCCTTACAGGAACTATACGCATGGAACGCTTACTTTCAAATAAAAGGTGAGAGAGAAGAAGAGGCTATGGAAAAAGCAAAAAGGAAAGCCCAAGTTCGTAAAGTACGCTAAACTCTTAGTATCCGTGTATTCCGAAAAGTTTAGTGGCCTCCGAGTATAGCGTAAATATAAAATTAAATACTCAGCAAGTTAAAAAAGACTTAAAAACAATAGGCGATGACATATCAAATTTAGGTAAAAAGTCGAGTAAAGGTGCTAAGTCAGCTTTAAGTGACGAAGAAAAATTAATAAAATTAAAAAATACCCAACTCGGCTTAGAAAATAAAGTTTTAAGAATAAGAAATTCTCTTGGACCAATAAATAGAAAAGATTTTCACCAGCAAAGAGTAGCTACTCATTTAAGTAAGGCTGAGTTCGAGACAGAAAAGAAAAATTTTGATTTAGCTAAACAGAGTATTCTATTGGCAGAACAAGAGATTCAAAATAAAAAAGTATTGCTTAACCATACTAAAGCCTTAGAAGAATCTGAAAAACGCAGAGTAAGACTTAGAGGAGGATCTACAGGATTCTTGGCTTCACAATATGGTCCACAAAGCCCTGGAATATTCCAAGCCCCACAGGGTTCGTACAGTAATTTATCTGATAGGCTATCGAGAGGAGTGGATGGCAGAAGAACAAGACTAAACAATATGTTTGGCGGAATGATGACAAGAATGGGAGCAAGCAGAGGTTTTGATGCTGGAAGTGCTCTTATAAGTGGTGGTTTCCCTCTGTTATTTGGTCAAGGTCCGCTAACAGCAGCAGCAGGAGCAGCAGGTGGTGGTATTGGTGGAATGTTCGGCCAAATGGGTGGTTTTGCAGGGGGTATTGCAGCTACAGCAGCAGTTCAAGCCATATCTAATACTCTTAACTCTGTAAGAGAGCTTGGAAATGCTTTACGCAAACCAACAGAAAATTTACAACTATTAACCGAAAAACTATCCTTAACCAACACTCCAACAGGCGATTTAATTGCAAAGTTAGAAAAATTAGGAATGACATCTACTGCTGCTTCAATTCTTATTGAGGAGTTTGCAGAGAGAACGGGTAAAACCCCTGAAGAAGTAAAAGCAGCAACAAAAGAATTGGAAGAATTTAACAAAGGAATGGCTGATTTAGGTTTAAAAATTGGATTTATAGTGTCAGATGTTCTTGGTCCAGCAATTACCTTGCTTAATAAACTTCCTTTAGAAGGAATAGCAAAGTTTTTTATGGGCAGAGGATTTGGTTTTTTAAACCCAGGTGGAGCACTTAGTCCATTTAAAGAATCTCTACCTCAAAAGAAATTAAGATTAGAGAAAAGCAGAGGTTCTGGAGTAGGAAGTAACTTACCTTCAAACTTACAGGATATTGATGCTATGGCTAATGCAGCTAGGGCTGCTCGTGAAATATTGCCTTTAAGACAAGCTTTAGAAATAGAACAGCAAAGATTTACGGTAAATGCAAAGATGCTGGGGGCAACAAAAGAGAAAAACAAACTTGACTCAAAAATAGCAGAGTTAGAAATACTAAAAAGAGAAGCAGCAAAAGAAACAAATGACACTCTAGACTTTAAAATTGAAAAATTAACAGCAGAAGTAGAGCTACAAAGACAAATTTATGATAATGCTTTGATTCTTGCCGACCCGATACAAGCTCAAACAATACAGCTAGATCAACAGATGGCAGTTTTAATGGATCGTGGTTCTCAAATTGTCGCACTATCTCAGACAATAGCTAGTTCTTTTGAGGAATCGTTCAAAGGAATAATAAATGGAACAATGAGTGTTCAAGAAGGATTTAGAAATATGCTTAACTCTATCGCTAATCATTTCATAAACACTGCTGCAAAAATGGCTGCAAATCAACTTCAACAGGGTTTACTTAGTATGTTCGGAGGTATGTTTGGTGGTTTTAGTACAATGGGAGGAAAATCATTAACAACTTCTTCGGGTACAAATATAGGTAAAATCGGTTTTATGCCTTCAAATCCTGCATTTAGAGGAGCTAGGGCAGCAGGCGGTCCAGTGAAAGGAGGAAGTGGTTATCTTGTTGGAGAACGTGGGCCAGAAATGTTTACTCCTGGAGTTTCTGGTACGATTACACCAAATCATGCTCTTGGAGGTACTACAAATATTGTAGTAAATGTAGATGCTTCTGGATCTTCTGTTGAAGGTGATGAAAGTGCAGGAAGAGAACTTGGTCGTCTTATATCGGCTGCGGTACAATCTGAAATAATACAACAAAAGAGACCTGGAGGAATACTCGCATAATGGCTACCTTCCCTTCAATAAAACCAACTTACGGACAGCGTAAAAAATCTAGGCCAAAAACCAGGACTATTAGTTTTGCGGATGGGTATGAACATAGACTTTTATTTGGTTTAGCTCAACACCAAAACCCAAAAGAATTTAGTTTTACTTTTGAGGTATCAGAAACAGAAGCAGATACCATCGAAACTTTTTTAGATGCTCGTGCAAATGATAGCGATAGTTTTAATTTTGCAGAAGATTATTTACCTGGAGAGACAGCCTCATCTTTTCAGTTTGTTTGTGAATCGTGGAGTAAATCAATACCCTATAAAAATAGAGCTACTATTCAAGCAACATTTAGGCAAGTATTTGAACCAGCATCGTAATGACAGTAAATTCAAAAATATTTAGCAGTCTACAGGACATAAATCCTTCAGCAATTATTGAATTATTTACGCTCCAGTTAAAAACGGCTCTGCATGGTTCAAACACACTTTATAGATTTCACTCTGGAAGTAACTTAAACGCTAACGGAAAAATAGTATGGGATGGAAACGATTACCTTAGATTTCCTATACAGGCAACAGGTTTTTCTTTTCAAAAAGGTCAGTTACCTAGACCTAAATTAGCGGTTAGTAATGGAGGTAATGAGGGTAGCTCGCTTGCTAATCTAAGTTTTTCAGCAATTCTTCTTTCAGTTAATGAGACTACAGCAGGAAATGATCTTACAGGGGCGGTAGTTACAAGAATAAGAACATTAGCCAAGTTTATAGATGCTGTTAATTTTTCTGATGGACAAAACGCAACTGCTGACCCAAACGCTGAATTTCCAAAAGAAATCTATTCTATAGATCGAAAAGCAACAGAGACTAGAGAAATAGTTGAGTTTGAACTTGCTGCTCCAACGGATCTTGCTGGAGTTCGGATTCCAGGTCGTCAATGTACTCGTACAATCTTTCCTGCCGTTGGTACATTTGCGGGATGACTTGGAAATACAAAGCGTTACTTCACGCAAAAAGAGAAGATCCAAGAGAATGTTGTGGATTGCTGCTTAATATTAAGGGTAAAGAGAAGTATTATCCTTGTCGAAATCTATCCATGACAGATCACCAATGTTTCATAATT